CAAATACTCCGTAAGAAGTACCTCCAGCTCCGTAAGAATTCATAGAAGCTAACATGTCATCCATTGCTAACGAAGTAGCTCTGTTTACAAACATCATGTTTTCTTCAATAGCACCTTGAGAATCAAACTCAGCTAAGATAGCGTCAAATTCAGCTAAATCAGTTGCAGCATTAACACCAGTAATACCAGAAGTTGAATTTCCTCTGTTTTCAACAGCAGAAAATAAACCTTCAGTACCACCTTGTGGTAAAGCACCACCGTTAGTTTGAGTATCTAGAGTTGTATCATTAGCAATAACAATACCTTCAAGACATGTCATCTCACAGTTATCAGCAAATCTCATTCTAGTTTCTCCTTCAGCTTTTAAGTACCATAAGTAACCTCCAGCACCATCTTCACCAGAAACCTCAACCCATCCTACAGATGAAACGTCAGATCCAGAAACGTGATACATGTCTCTGATAATAACTGGTTTGTTAGTTAAAGATAAGAAATCTGGCTCATTAGCCGTAGTGTAAGGAGTGTCTGATCCTTTAGCCCACTCTGAACCATACTTAAGTACAGTTACAGCGTCATCGCCCATTGCGATACCAGCTTCAGATGCATGCCCTTGAGTATAAGGAAGAATTGTAACAACATCAGCAGCTACAACCGTTACTCTACCTGGGTAAGTAACACTTGCGTTAGCTACTAAACAAGTATCACCAACACGTAGACCGTGACTAGATGCTACATAAGTAGCGTTCGATCCAGCTTGTGCTGTAATCGTTACTTCAGAAGCAGAAGCATCAATCGTACCTGTGTACGCTAAATGTAATCTACCTTGTTCAGACCATACTACTCTATCAGCAGTCATAGACTCTTCAGCTCCTACTTGTGAAAGAAATCCTGAAATTGTTCTGTTTCCGAACACCTCAGCTTCTTGCGCCATAAGATCTGGTAAATATTGTTGTGCCCATCCTTCAGTCGCCGCCGTAGTAAAATCTACGTAATTTGACGATAATGTTGATTGGATTGGACTAGGGGTCAAGTTAAGTGACCCACCTGCAGTAATTGCCATAATTTTGTTTTTTTAATTTTTAAATTTATTGTTTTTAATTTTAAACTTAAAATCAGAAGAGTTACTACCTAATGCCTTAAACTTAGTTCCACCTGCGTCAATTTTTCCATGACTTTGTCTTGGATTCATATCTACATTCTTGGCTTTAGCCATACTATTTTTCATAGCATCAGCTTTGCCTTGGTCGTAAAAGTGTTTTGCAACAGCGTCCGGATTCATTGCTGTGTATAGAGATTTATGATAACCCTTAGCATCTGTTAAAGCAGAGTTCTTATCCAAAAACTTTTTGGTAAAATTGCTTATGTCGCTCTGAGTGTTCTTAATCTCTTCAGCATTGTTTACGTTAAACCTGTATTTCTTGTCACCGACGTTGTATTCAAAACCTTTGAATTTGTCGTTGAAAACATTATTTGTTTTCTGTGTAAAAATATCAGAGTTTGTTTTAACTGTTTTTTGAGTTACTTCTGACTCCTTGTTATATCTATCAAAGAAGTTAACTGCTTTTTGTTGCTCAGTTGTGAGCTTCGATCCAGCTTTAATATCTTCATAGTATGTAGACTTTTGCCCGTCTAAGTGGCTTTTAGCGCTGGCAACTTGCTCTTTAAGCGCTAATTTCTTTCTACGTATATCTCTATCGTCGTCTATATCTTCGTCGTAAGAGAATGTATCTTCCATAAGGAAGTTAATTTCTTCTTGGTCTAAATGAGGTTTTGTTTGCTTATAATACTCGTGCAATAAGCTAGTGTCATCTAGTTTTGAGTAATCTTGGTTAAGTTTAACATAGTCACCTAAATCCCCACCAGTATCTTCCATAAATTCCATTAACTTTTGGATATTCTCTGGTAATGGTTTTCCAGTAGCTTGAGCTTCCGCTATAGCTTCTTCAACCTGCTCTTCCACTTCAACAACCTCTTCCTCAGTAATTTCTTCTAATACTGGAGCTTCTTGTGTTTCAGTTTCAACCTGTGTTTCTGTTTCGTTAGTAACCTCAGTCACTGCTTCCTCAGGTTTTTTTTCTGCCTCAGTTTCTACCTTTTGTTCTGGTGGTGGCGCGCTTAAATCTACTTTTAAAATGCTGTCGTCGCCAGCAGACTCGAATTTACTTTCATCAACCGTTTCTACGGCTTGGTCTTGTGTAATCTCTTCGACTACTTTTTTATTTTCTTCTTCCATAATATAATATAATAATAATTAATAATTCTAACTAGGGTCAAACGAACCTAAATCAAATCCTCCACCTAGTATATCATTACCGGCAGACTCAAAGTTTTTAGGTGCTTTGCCACTATTTCTTTGCTCAATCATTTCTGATTGCTGCGTAGCTTGTATTTTTGTTCTTTCGTCTTTACGATCTTCTTTTTGTTTTTCTCTTTGCTTTACGCCATCAACCTCAATTCCTTTGAGTTGCATGTTGTATTGGAATTCTAATGCCATTAGTTGCTTTTTCATCTCCACCTCTTGTTGCATTTTCTGAACCCCTATCTGTGATTCCATTTGCATTAACTCGGCTTTCCCAGCGTTTAATGCTTGGTTCTTTTGTATATCGGCCTGCGCAGCAGCTTGAGCAGCTTGAGTGTTAGACTGTGTTTGTGCTTGGATGTTATCCATTTGCAATTGTCTATCTTTTTGCTCTTTCTTTTTTCTTCGTATTTTTAAAAGTTGATTGGCTAGCTTAATATTACGTATTTCTCTAAGATCAATAGCGTCCTCTAACTCTATGCTTTTTTGCTGCAATGCCATTTGAATATTGTTTTCAAGCATACCCTTCTCTTCCTCATCAGGTTGTAACTCTATAAATATACCAAAATCATATAAGTGTAACTCAGACATCTCTTCTAGTGTGGCTACGTTATGAGCTCCGATAGCTTGTATAAAAGCATCTTTAGTCGGAGAGTACTCTAGTATATCGGATACTCTCAATGAAAGACACTCAGCGGTCTCTGCTGTTAAGAACAAACCAGCTTGTAGTATATGTCTAGTTGCTGTGTTTGAATTTGCTGCTGCTAATTTCTGAACACCAACCAAAGCATTTTTATCAGGCATACTACCATCTCTAGCTTCATTAAGCCCAGTTACATCCCTAATCATTTGTAAGTAGTAATTATAATTACCGATAAGGGCTTGCATTTTATTTCCACCAGATCCAGATGTAATTTCTTGAATAGGAACTTTACCTGGATTCATATCACCTTCCGACGTGAAGCTTCTACCTATAACAGAACCAGTTTGGAAGAACATGTTTAAGGCTTCCTGCGGATTGTAATTTGTTCCATTACCTAAATCTACTTCAGCTAATCCATCGGCATCTAAATAAACACCATCTGGAACCATTCTAGATAACACTTGCTGTAACTTTAAATGAGTTAATTGAATCATGTCAGCAAAACCAGTGATTCTTCTTACCAACGAATCTATCTTACCATTATACATTCTAGGAGCTACAATAGCATAATTCATCTTGACTTTAGTGAAATCACTCTTAGGCCTCATCATGTTCTTAGCCATTTCCCACTTAAGTAATTTGTCGGTACCAAGAATCATAGCGCCTTCGTAAAGACACTCTATAGACCTTAGCATTCTACCATACCCACCTTCTTTATCTTCAGGCGGGTTATACTGATCGTCTCTTGGAATAATCTTATCTCCACCTGTACCTGTTTCTTTAACTTTATAAACCTCGTTCATATAGGTCTTGTAGTTAAAGTATAACACTTGAATTGTATTGTTGTCTTCTTTATCTTCGCTGTGTCTTGAGTTATAGTTAGATCTATTGTTAGATTTATTTTTCATTATATCTTCAAGGTCACTTTCAGATAAATGAGGGAATTGTTTTGCTAGTTCGTTAACTGGAATTGTTTTAGTCTCTCCAACGTAGTATATATCGTCAAAGTAGGGAGACTCAGTGTAAGAGTATACTAAGTTAGCGGGATCAACATAATCAATAACAACACCCTCCGAGGTGTTGAACGACGTTTTAACCGCACCAATACCACATATAGTAAGGTCTTGATAAAATCTTTTTTTGATTAACTCATACTTATTTCCTTCAAACAAAACATTTAAAGCTTGTTCCTCGGCAAGTTCAACCGCTTGCTTGTAGTTGAGCTGCATGTGTATACTTAGTTCCTCACTAGATTCTGGTAGATCTTCATTAGCAACACCACTTTCCTTCGTGTCTACATCGAACCTAGATTGAACCTCTTGGTTAAACTCTCGCATCTCCATATCGCTAAGTATAGCCTCCATGTACTTAGTACGTTTTTCGACGCCATTAGGAGATTGAGAATAAGCTTTTATATCATAAGTACGCTCGGCGATACCATTAACAACTATATCTACAAATTTAGAGATAATTGGAATTGGTTTCCAATCTAAATTTAAATAGGACAAATCACCGTTTATAGATAACTCATCCTTATACTTTTGAATAGACTGCTCGCCTCGAGCGTACAATCTTAAATTATGAAAATCATTACTATTAGCTTTATGCCTATTAGAACCTCTATCGTTATTGAACCACTCTTGCTCTATAGCTTTACCAACTTTTAGCCCGTACTCATAGCTAAGCTTCTCAGCATCGCTTACGGTTTGACTTGGGAAATAACTTTTAATGCCAGACTCTGCCATATTTATTACTTGATTATTTGTGAATTACTTCCAGTGTTTGTGTATCTGGAAACTGTTATATTTAGTTTTGGTTTTTCAACCGTTGCATTAGGCGCGTACAAATGCCTGTTGTTAGCCATGATAGCTAGACCAGAACTTATAGACGCATCATGCTTTGTTCTTTTGTTTATATCAAACTTTGTCCAATCATTTAAAAGTTCGTTGAAATAACAATCCCCAAGCGTTCCGTCTTGCTTAATACCTACGTGATCGTTAATATACATTTCAATTGCAGCGGCGTGAGCTTGTTTTATGTCCTCACTTGAATTGGGTATTCCACCAACTTCTTTCTCTGCTACAGATAATTTATTCCATATTTTATCAGGTCTGTTCATGCTAAACCCTCTGTATCCTCTTCGTCTTAAATAATATAATAAACGAGGTTTATTGTTTTCTGCTAATATTGGCATACCATAAAATACTAAAGCCATTAGAACGTCCTCAAAGAACATCTCAGCCGTTGGTGGTCTTGACAGGTATTCCAAAAAGAAACTATTAGCTGGAGCATCTTCCATTGAGAATCTAGTTAAACCGTGTAAAGCTCCTTTAGAACCTACTCCATCTACTGTTCCTGATATATCGTAGCTATCACAACCAAAAGCCCCCATATGTTCGTTGCCGGGATGTTTTACACCGTTTTTAAGTACAACGTTGTTTTGTATTTGTTGAGGTGGAACCCAGCTCACCTTAAACCTACCCTTTTTATCTGGATAAAATATTACTTGTGAATCCTTAATGCCGTTAACCCACTGAAAATTACCTTGAGTAACTCCTAGTGTTGAAGACATCTCCTCGTTGTAGTCTATCTGCTCATATAATTTAACAAGATTAAATATACTCCCCTTTGTCTCATCTCTAAACGCGTGTTCTGTTGTTCTTGGGAATTGTCTGTAAAATTCGTTTAGCCCGTCAGAATCATCTTTTAAACCATCA